CCTCGGAAAGAAATATCGGTCAGATTCGAAACGTATCCACTGGGCAACGTGACGACATGAGTAAAGCGTCGAGCAAGACCCCCCAACGAATCGCACGGATGATCGAGCTACACGGGCACGGTGCGAGCGCCCGGGAGATTGCCGACGATCTCGACCTCGCGCACGGCACGATTCTCCATTGGCTCACCGACTCCGGTCTCAAACCTAATGGCGGTCAAGGTTCGCGCAAGTCACGCGAGCGAACTTCGCCAGAGGGGGCGGCGGCGGCCGTCGCCGAAGCGCAAAAGAAACTCGCCGAGCTCACGAGCGGCCCGGTGCCGTCGAACTTCGCCGAGGTGCTCGAGCGGCTACGCAAGGACTTTGGCATGTTCTCGGGTCTCGTCGAGTATCACGTCGAGGGCGCGCGCGTCGGCCGCTCGAGCATGGGCGAGATCGAGAAAGCGATCCACCTACAAAAAGACTACGCGGTATGGATCCGCGAACTCACGCCGCGCGAACAGCAGAACCCCGACAACGATCCGGGCAATCTCGACGCGGCGGCGACGACTCGGCGCAAGCTCGAGGCGCTCGTCAACGCGGCCGAGCGAGGGATCAAGTGCAAGGCGTGCGGCGCGAATCCATTCCACGGAAAGGAGCGATCGAGATGACGACGAAACGAAAGCGCAAGCCGCGGAAGATCGGCCTCGCCCGTCTCAAAAAGGGCGACTACTTCGACACGAACCCGCTCGTGCGATTCTCACGGCTCGAGGGAACGATCGCGACTCGGGCCTCGACGCTTGAGCGAATGATGTCGAAGCTCGAGGAGAATCTTGTCGGGCGCCTCGTCGCGTCCGATGAGCTCATGTGCAAAGCGACCGAGGTGCTCAAGCAATTGACAACGAACATGGCGGGGGCGAAGGACCATACCCGCGAGCTCGACGCGCACCTCACGCTTCGGATCGAGTCGCTCGGCGAACTCCTCACCAACCGCGGACGCTTTACAGCCGCCGACCTGCTCGCCGTCGTCGACGCGGCGCGCGGGCTCGCCGCCGCTGGAGGATGATGTCGGTCGTGAGTCATCGAAGCCGGCATCGCCGTCGGTTGCGTCGGGCGCGGCAAGCGATTCGCCTGCTCGTGAGTCGACCGGGGATCCTCGAGCGGGTGCTCATCGCCGCGCGACTTTGGGGGCGCCGGTGATCGAGAACCAATACGATCCCGACTTCGAGAAACGCTACCAAGCGGCGATAGCTCGAGCTCGCGAGGTTTCGAAAGCACTCGAGGGCCCGAGCCTCGTCGAGCGTTTCGCCCGTCTACCGAAGGAAGCGCGCGAGCAAATCCTCGCGCAATTCAAGGCGCCCGAGCTCGCGCGGCTTCGCTACGATTGGGCGACTTGGGCGCGGCCGAAGCAAGATCCCGATCTGTCGTCGGTGCCGCACCGGATCTGGTTTCTGCTCGGCGGGCGCGGGAGCGGCAAGACGCTCTCGGCCGCGCATCGGTTGCGCCGCCGGGTCGAGGCCGGCGCGCGCAGCATTGCGATCGTCGGGCCGACGCTTCGCGAGATCGAGCGCTACCAGATCACCGGCGAGGGAGGGAGCGACGGGATCCTTACGGTGTTTCCGCCGCAAAAGGAACCGAAGTACAAAGCGCACAAAGCGATCATTCTCTTTCATCGGGCCGAGTGTCCCGGGTGTCCGAGCCCGGACGGGTGCGGCGGCGCCGTCGCTTACGTCAACAGTGCCGAGGATCCAGAATTTCGCGGGCCGAACCTTGATACCGTTTGGTGCGACGAGCCGGCCAAGTGGCGATACCTCTCCACGATCTGGCACAACATCGAACTAGCGACGCGACTGCCCGGCCGGATCCCGATCGAGATCATCGTCACCGGCACGCCGCTTCCATTGCAGCTTTTCCGAGAGCTCATCGCCGACGAAGAGACGATCACGTTTCTGATGGCGCAAAGCGAGAACGCGTCGAACCTTGACCCGTCTTACGTCGCGCGCATGGAGCGCAAGTACGGCGGCACGAGGCGAGGCCGGCAAGAGCTCGAGGGCGAGATCCTCACCGACAATCCCGACGCGCTCTTCCAAGCGTCGATCCTCGACGCGACGCGGGTCGAGTTCGCGCCGAAGCTCGAGGAGGTCGCCGTCGCGGTCGACCCGGCGATCGCGACCAATCCCGAGAACGACTCGACGGGGATCATCGGCGGCGGGCGCGACGCGGCCGGGCATATCTATGTGTTCGTCGACGCGAGCTCGAAGTCGAAGCCTGAGAAATGGGGCGACGACGTGATCAAGGCGTGCGAGCAAAACGGGTGCGACACCGTCGTAGGTGAGCGCAACCGCGGCGGCGACCTGGTCGGCGCCAACGTGCGAGCGGCGAAGGAGCGCAAGCGCGGACCCATGGCGGCGAAAGCGCTACGCGTCGTCGAGGTGCATGCGACGCGAGGCAAGGCGATCCGCGCCGAGCCGGTAAGCACCCTTTCGGATAAGGGCATGATCCATATCGTCGGTCGATTGCCCGAGCTCGAGGGCGAGCTCACCGAGTGGAATCCGCGACTCGGCGGGCCGAGCCCGAACCGACTCGACGCGTTCGTTTGGCTTGTGTGGCACCTCGCTCGGCTCGGCGAGGAGGAAAAGGTCGACTACCATGCCGGCTTTACTGGATTGACGGCCGCGGCGGCGGCGCTCCGTTCGCCCCCTTCGCGGGCGGCGTCGGACCTTGTGGCGTCGCTTCCCCGTTGGGCGGGGGGATCGAAGCTTTAGCGCCGGCCTCTTTCTTCGCGGCGAATTCGGCGACCGTGAGAAGGCCGTCGGGATCGAGGGCGCCGTCCTTGTCGAGCGGCGGAAGGTTCGCGCTCGCCCGCGCTTCGTTGACGCGCACGACCTTGGCGATATCCGTCGGCGCGAGTGTGATGCTCGGCGCGCGCGCGCTCGCGGCCGGAAGCGTCGGTTTGATCACCCCGTAATCGTCGGCGAGCTTTCTCAAGTATTCCTCCGTCACGTCGAAACTGTTCTTTTTCGCCGACTCGACGGCGTCGTAGAACGCTTTCGTTCGGTCGGCGAGTGACTTGCGCCGCGCGTCCTCGTCGGCGTCGGGCATGAGGTAGACGCGGTCGGGCGCTAGCGACGAGTCGCCGAAGTTGATCGCCGCCCATGGTTCGATCACGCCCGTTCGAATGCCGCGCTCGATCGCCTTGAGCGAGCCCTCGACGATGTCGTTTCGGACGCCGAAAAGGTACCCGACGGCGTCGCCGCCCGCCGCCGCGGCGCTCACGTCGTGACCGAGGTAGACGCGATCCGCCGCCCGCTCGCCGCTCGAGATGATCTCTTTGAAGATCTCCCACGCGCGCGAATCGTTCGTAATGTAGTCGACGACCGAGCCGAACGGCTTGATCCCTACCGGTGAGTCGACGCTCGCGATCGCGCGCAAGAGCTCGAGAAACGCCGCGCCCTCCGCCGTGAGCGCTCCCGCGGCATCTTGCAACGCGACCCCTTGCGGCATGGTGCCGACGACCTTCGCGTTACCGTGCGTCGTGCCAGCGTGCGACCGGTCTCGGACGCCGAACGCGTGATCGCCCCAAAGCATTGCAATGGCGAGAATCGCGCCGTACTTCCACGGCTCGACCTCGTGTTCCTGAAAGATCGTCCAACGCCCGTCGCCGTGGCAGATCGGCTCCTCGGTGTAGCCGTCGGCGGTTTGCGTAAAGAACGAACGCTTGAGTGCGTCCCATCGGACGAACTCGATCGGCCATGCCTTGAGCTCGAAGTCGACGCGCGAGCCGTCGTTGCGCGGAGTCACGACGTTGACGCCGAACGCGACGCCGTGGTTTGCCAACGTCCCATCGATGTCGGTGAGCGTGTCGGGGTGAATGCCGACGCCGCGAGCGCCGAAGAGCGCTTCCGCCTCGCCGACGACGCGAGCCGCTCGAGCGGAGTCGTTCGGGGGCACGAGCTTGATCGGTAGTCCGCGTTGAGGCGCGAGGCGATTTAGGAACGAGGCGAAGATGGCGTAATCGGTTCTCGTCGATTCGACGAGGCGGGCGGCTAGCTGAAACCGTCCGACCATTTGCGCGTCGCGGGCGGCGCGGATCGCGTCAAGGTCCCAAGAGTAGTAGCCACTGGACAGTCTAGGGGAGCGCACTTCGGCCGCGAGACGAATGAGATCGAAGTCGCTCGCCGGCCGCACTTTCTTCGCTCGCTTTGACGGTGCACCCATGTCGCCCTCCGCGTCCGTCGATTGATTACATCCAGTGGTCAATTAAAAACAGGTTGCTAATAGTTAATTGCATGCGCCAAGTTGACCCTAATGGCAAGGGGGGCGCGCAAGCGGGTGACGGTCGGAGTAGCCGCGTTATCCGCTCTTCTCTCCCCCCTCGGTGCCGAGCTTCCCACCGAGTTTCGGATCTTCGCCGCTGGATGGAACACGACCTCGAAGGGCCGGTATCTTTTCGACGAGCAAGCGGCGCGCGCCGTGATGGCCGGATACGAGGCGCACGGCGCCGACGTGATGATCGACCTCGAGCATCTGTCGATCGAGGACTCGGAGCGGTCGGTTAACTTCGATCCGGACGCGCGCGGGTGGTGCAAGCTCGAGCTTCGCACCGGTGAGCTTTGGGCGACGAACGTCGCGTGGACACCCGACGGCGAGGTGCGGCTTCGCGAGAAACGGCAACGCTACTCGTCGCCGGTCTTTGGCTACGACACGGCAACGCGTCGAATCACCGAGATCCTCAACATCGCGATCACCGCGCTACCGGCCACCGACAATCTCGAGCCGCTGGTAGCCGCGGCGCGTCGGCAGAAACTCAACATCATCGGCGAAGGGGAACCCATGAATCAGGAACAATTTGCAGCGATCGCCGAAGCTCTCGGGCTCGGCGCCGATGCCGCCGTCGAAGACGTCCTCGCGACCATCGCCGCCATGGTGAAAAAGATTCAAGACGCGGCGAACGGCACGAGCGCCGAACCCCCGGTCGAGGCGAAGGAGCCGCCGCCCGAAGAGATGGCGCCGCCGATGGCCGCCGCTTCGAAGCTCGCCGCGGCGTCGCGCGTGCTCGTGCGGCTCTCGGGCAAGAAAGAGATCGGCGAGGTCGTGTCGGAGGTCGAGACGTGGCGCACCTCGCACCTCGAGCTCGAGGCCGAGCGCGCGAAGATGGCGAAGGAGCGCGGCACGCTCGAGGCGTCCGAGCGGCGCAAGCTCGTCGGCGAGCTCGTCAAGCTCGGCGCCGAGATCCCCGCGACCGCGTGGGAAAACGCCGACGGCAAGACGCCCGCCAAACGGTTCATGGATGAATCGCTCGAATCGCTTCGCGATCGGGTGACGAAGTTGTCGAAGGTTCGGGGAGTCCTCGGCGGCTCGAAGGATCCGCCGGCGCGCGGTGCGGCCGGCAACGTCGACGCGCCCGAGCTCACGCCCGAGCAGCTCAAGATTTGCGCCGATCAAGGGTGCAAGCCCGAAGAGTTCGCCGCCCTCCGAAAGATCTACCCGGCGCCCGTCGCCCGATAGCCGACACACCCGAGGAGCCATCCCATGTCAAACGCCACATCGAATCTCATTCGTCGGCCCTACGGCAAAGACGGCCGCGACATCTTCTTGCCGGTCGACGGCGGCTCGCACGTTTACGAGGGCACGCTCGTTTCGCAACTCTCCTCGACGGCGATGCTCGTGCCGGGCTCGACCGCGTCGAGCGGCGCCGCGGTCGGCGTCGCGGTTCACGAGGTCGACAATACCGGCGCCGACGGCGCCAAGCGTTGCGTGGTCGAGACCGATCGCATTTTCGAATTCGCGAACGGGTTGACGACCGACGCATGTAGCGAAGCAACGCCGCTCTACTCAGTCGTTTACATGGGCGATGATCATACGATCTTCGACAACAGCGCCGGTAGCACGCTTCAAGCCGCCGGCCGGTTCATGGGCATGTCGGAGGACGGGAAGGTCCGGGTCTTCGTCGGTATGGCGAATCTCGGCGACTCGCTCGCCGCCGCGTCCGCCGTCGCGATTACGGATACCGGCGCATTCACGTCGGCCGGCGACGTCGAAGCCGCGCTCGCGGAGATCTATCAGCACATCAAAACCGCTCAAGCTTCGATCCCGATCTCTCTTTACGATTGGCGCGAGGTGTCGAGCGCCGGCGACGTCGGTGCAATCGCCGCAAACGGCGGGATCCTCGCGAGCGACACGACGCCGATCATGCGCGGCGACGCGGCGGAGTCGGCGGAGATTTCATGGGCCGCGACGAACGCCGACCCGATCTCGACACATATCACTTTGCCGACGGACTTCGACGGCACGGCAAACGCGACGCTCGATCTGTTCGTCTATACCGACAATACCGGCGGCGGCGGCGTCGACGCGGCGACGTTCACGGTCGAGACGTCATGGGACGGCGGCGCCCTCGTGAGCGACGCGGCGACCGACGCATCGCCGCTCGCGACCATCCACAAGATCACCGCGACGATCGCGGCGGCCGACATTCCCGACGCCGCGGCGATCTTGACGATCGCGCTTACGCCGGCCGCGCACGCGAACGACCCGACGCAGCTCGTCGGCGCGCGCCTCAACTACAAGCGCAAGCTGCTCACCTCTTGACCGGATCTCCACCGAGCGGACGAAGGACATAAGCCATGACGAATCCCCTCTATACAATCGAGCAGCTTCCGACGACGTCGGCGGCGGCGATCCGCGAATTCGACGATCGATACATTGCCGCGCTCGGCGCCGCGAAAGCCGACGGGTGGGTCGACAAGCTCGGCGCGCTCGTTCCGACGAATGCGCCGATGGTCACCTTTCCGGTTTCGCAACTTCGAACGAAGTACCAGCGGACACAGGGCGAGGGGCGCGCGAAGACGCTCGGCGAAAAGAGCTTCGACGTCAAGTCGGAGGAATTCGACGACGGCTTCGAGGCGCGCTTGATCGACCTCTTTCAACAGACGTTCGCTTATCGGAATTGGCAACAAGCGCCCGCGCGGCTCGTCAACGCCGAAGAGCAATTTCGTCATCATCAAATCGCCGCGTTGATCGAGGCCGGCCTCACCACCCTTTGCGTGGACGGGAAATATTTTTTCGCGACCGATCACCCGGCGAACATGTTCGACGGCTCAGCCGGCACGAATTCGAATTATCAGGCGAACGCGAAAGACGTCGTTTCGATCGACAACATCATGGACGAAGTGACGGCCATGAAAGACATGGTTGACGAGAACGGCGATCGACTCGGCGCGTCGGCGGACACGATCCTCGTCGGTAGTCCGAAGGCCGAACCGCTCAAGGCGCTTCTCAAGCAAGCGATGATCGCCGATGGGAGCGTGAGCGTTTCTAACCCGTATATGAACGGGTTTACGGTGATCGAGGTCAAGGAGTTCGGCGACGCCAATGATTGGTATCTCGTCGACTCGAAGCTCATCGCGCAAGGGCTCGCGCCGTGGATCTCGCTTCGGCAAACCGTGCCGAGCTCTCTCGCTCTTCGCGTCTTCGACGAGTCGTCGGACTTTTTCAAAAAGACTGGGCGACTCCGGATCGAGTCGCATATCTGGTACGGCTTCGCGCTCGGTCTCCCGCAAGCGATCCGAAAGGTCGTCGGCGCGTAGCGCGATGGCATGACACCGACCCCGCCCCCGGTGTTCCTCGGCAAACCGAGGGCCCGGGGGTTGGGCGCGTAGAAGATGCCCGACGTATACGCCACTCGCGCCGATGTTTACCGGTACGGCCTCCCGCGGGGGTTGCTCGCGAACCCGGGCCGGCTTTGCGCGTCGGCGCTCGCTACGTCGGACACTTTCGAACTCGACGGGCACGGCTTCGAAACCGATGATGCGCTCGTCTTTCGGATCGAGAGCGGCGGCACCATGCCGGCGCCGCTCGTCGCCGGCACGACGTATTACGCGATCCGCATAAGCGAAACGGTCTTCAAGGTCGCCGCCGCCGCCGCGGGAGCCGCGATCAACTTGACGGCCGATGGCGCCCTCGTCGTCGTCGCCACGCCGCTCCCGTTCGCCGAGGTGCTCGAATATTATTCGCGCTTCGTCGACGGTTGCTTGCCGGCACACGCCGTGCCGCTCGGAGCGCCCTACCCGATCACCGTGACCGCGCTTGTCGCCGAGCTCACGGCAAACCGGCTCCTACTCATCGCCGGCCAAAGGAGCGAGAGCATGGCGGCGCTCGAGCTCTCGGCAAAGGCACAGCTCGAGCGCGGGTCGAAAGGGATCCCGATTCGCGACGCGCGCGTTACCTCGCGCACAAACCTCGCCGTGAGCACAACCCTCGCCGTCGCCATGACGGCGTCCTCTTGGGATCCCCGCCGATGGGGCACGGGGGGACTTTTGCGATGAGCGCCGGTCTTCGGGGAAACGTCGGCACACTCCGCCGGCTCGAGCAGACCATCCGCGAATTGCCGCGCACGCTCGCACACGAGGTCGCGTCGGCGTCGGCGTCGACGATCACCGAGCTCGCGCGTCGCACTTTCAACGCGAGCCAAAACGCTTACGGCGACGCGTGGGACGTCGGCGCGGAAGGCCAGCGCGTGACGATGAGGAAGAGCGGTCGCGCCGCCGCCGGCCTTGCTTACGTGGCGACGGGCACGCGTCTTCGCTCGAAGCTCGGCCCGCATTACATGCGCTACCAAGTCGGCAAGCGAAACATTTTTCCGCGAGCCGGCGCGAAGCTCCCGGCCCTTTACGTCGAGGCTCTCGCCGCCAAGGGTCGTGCGGTCATTGCGGCGCATCTTGCGGGGGCGCTCCGATGAGCATGCTCGGGACGATCTGCCGCGAGCTCGACCTCGCTCTCAAGGTCAAACACGTTCCCTTTCCCGTTGCGTTCGGGCCCGAGCGATCCGACTCGGTGTCGTCGTCGTTCGGTCGCATCGTGATCGAGCACGGCGGGCCGGGCGCGGATTCGTTCGACCCGCCGATCGGGACGCACCCTAACCCGAAAGTTCACTTCCTTCGGTGGCAAGGGGCGCGGCTACGCCTTTACGCGCGAAGCAACGTCGCGAACGCGCGCTATCAGGATCACACTGCGTTCGCCGAGAAAGCGCTCGACGCGATTCTTTGCGAGCTCGACGTTTGCGTGCGCGCACGCAAGAACCGGATCCGCGTCAATCCCGGTGGATTCGTTCCGCTCGACGACGCGGCCGGATCGCAAACATGGGGGGGCGTCGTTTACGAACTCACTTTCGCGATCGACCGCGCGTGCGAGCGCCGCACGTGGGAGGGCGAAGCGAACGCAGAAAAGACGATCGGGGTCGGTGAGGACGACGTGACGCTCACGAGCACGACGAAGGTTAGCGACGCGCTCGGGCCCGCGGGCACTCCGCCCGTCGGCGCCGAAGACGCATGAACGAGGGAGCGGGAGAACCATGGCCACTTTGCCCGAAGCTACGGTAACGATCGACGACGAGGCCGGCGCACTCGCCGGCGGCACCGACATCCTAACGGTATTGGCGTGCGTCGAGCACGACGACGACATTACCCCCCGCGTCTTCTCTTCGACGAAGGCGTTGCTCGAAACGCACGGCTATTCACCGGGCGTCGATTATTGCGCGATGCACTTCGAAGAGACCGGCAAGCCGGTGATCTTCGTCGGACTCCCTAAGGTAACTGTCGGAACGATCGGCCGGCTCGACTCGTCGGGCAACACCGGCACAAGCGTGATCTCCGTCGCGGCCGGCGCCAACGGTGTCCTCGACCAGGTCGACGGAATCCTAACCGTCGTCACCGGCGGAACGATCGGCACCGACCAGATCGTTTTTGATCTCTCGCTCGACGGCGGGCGCACGACGAAGCGTGTTCGGCTCGGCTTGGCGGCGAGCTACGCGCTTCCATACGTCGGGCAAACACTGAGCTTCGCCGCCGGCACGCTCGTCGCCGGCAACGTCGCTCTTCGTTGGGCGACGACGGCGCCGCGATGGGATCAAGCCGGCCTGGCCGACGCGCGCGACGCGCTCGCCGCGCAAAATAAGCAGTCGCGATCGTGGCTCGTCGTCGGCGATCTGCTCGTCGCTCAAGATGCGACAGACGTCGTCGCCGAAGTCAACGGGTACGAAACCGAGAATGAGCGGTTTGTTTACGCTCGGGCGCAAGTTCGCGATCGGAAAACTCAAGGGGCGTTGTCGAAGATCCGCGTCAACATGGTCGGATCGCCGACGCTCACGTTTGCCGAGATCGGCGGCACGGGCGACACGATCACGCGTTCGGCCGGATCGTGGATCGCCGACGGCTTCGCGGTCGGAATGGTCGTCACCGTCGCCGGGTCGGTGTCCAATAACGTCACCGGTCGGATCGCGACGCTCTCGGCTTTGGTGATCACGCTTGACGCGACCGACCTCGCCGTCGAGGGCCCGGTTTCAAGTTGCACGGTCGTCGGTTCGCACGGGCTCATCTTCGCCGAAGTCGGCGGCACGGGGGATACGATCACCCGCTCGGGCGGATCATGGCTTGCCGACGGCCTCGCCGTTGGCGACGTCGTCACCGTCACCGGCACGGCTTCGAATAACGTAAGCGGCGCGATCGCGGCGCTCTCGGCGACGGTGCTTACCTTCGCCGCGACCGACCTCGCGGCCGAGGAGATCGGCTCGCACAACGTCACGATCTCGGCCGGCGAGAACGATAGCCAATGGGTCGCCCTCGTCGATAGTGGCTTCGGCGCGATCGACGACAAGATCCGGATCGATCTCGGCGCCGGCCGAGGTTACAAGCGCTCGCCGATCACCGGTTGGCTCTTCCGCCGTCCGGTTCAATGGGCGGCGTCGATCCGCGAGTATCAACACGACGTCCAGATCCCCACGTGGCGCAAAGAAGACGGCCCTTGCGACGGGTGGTCGCTCGAGGACGACGAGGGCAACACCGTCGAGCACGACGAGCGAAGCGACGGAGGGCTATTGCTCGCCCGATTCACGTGCTTTCGGAGTTTTTCGAATGGGCCGGCGGGCGCGTTCATCGCTCTCTCGCTCACGCGAGCGCAAGAGGGGTCGCTTCTTTCGCGCACGCATAACATGGCGGTCGCGAACGTCGCTTCGAGCGTGACGCAAGCCGAGACCGAGAACGCGATCGGTCAAGTGCTCGAGCTCAACGACAACGGCACGGCGACGAAGGCGAGTCTTCGGGTGCTCGAGGATCGCGTCAACAGTGCCCTCGCGATTGCGCTCTTGCAACGTAAGAGCGAGGGCCCCCGCGCGAGCGCCGCCGCGTGGAAAGCGAGCACGTCGGACGTTCTCAATGTGCCGGAAGCCGAGCTAACGGGGGTGCTCGACCTTCGCCTAGGCGCGACCCTCGAAAAGATCCGTACGCGCGTCCGGATTCAAACCGCCGGCTCTTGAGGTGCGACCATGGCGAATGAATATCCCACGTTGAACGAAGTCGAGCCCTCATGGGCCGACGTCCGAGCGAGCTTTCCTATCTACGGGGGGCAAACGATCGTTACGCCCGACATCGCCGCGATCAAGTGGTCGGATAAAGTCGAAGTCGGCCTCGTGCGCGGCACGAACGGCGGGCGCAAGTCGAAGCGCACTACCGGGCAATACGATTGCGACGCGACGCTCACGTTTTACCGTAGCGGGTGGGGTCTTTTTCGCACGGCGCTCGCCGCGATGAACGCAAAGATCTCGCTCGTCGGCTTCGACATCATCATCCAGCACACTCCGCCGGGCACGGTCGATATCTTCAATGTCAAGATCGTCGGGTGCCGCGTCATGGGGCGCAGCGCGGACATGGCGGAGGGGGCCGACGCGGAAAAGATCGAAGTGCCGATCAACCCGATGTTGATCGAAGAGGATGGCATCACGCTCTTGTGAGAGCCGCCCTCGGAAAGGGCCCCAATGACCGAAGAGCATGACGAAGTGACGGCGATCGAGGCGCGGCGCACCGAGCGCAAGGCGGCGATCGCGAAAGCGCGCGCCGAGCAATGGGCAAAAGATCTCGTTCGCGTCGACGCGCTCGAGCAAGAGCTCGGCGACGACCGTGTCCACGTTCTCAAGATGCCATCGTTCGTCGCCGGCTTGCCGACGGTCGTCGTCGTCAAGACACCGAGTAAACCGCACTTCGAGCGCTTTCGGCAGATGGTCCGAAAGAGCAAGGGTGACAGTATCGCGATCGGCACCGCGCAAGAAATGCTCGGTGAGACGTGTGTCGCTTATCCCGAGAAGGAAGTGTATGAGCGCATGCGCGCCGAGTGGCCGGCGATTCACGATAACGTCGGCCTGGAGGCGATCCGCCTAGGGGAAGCGGAGGGAAAAGGCTAACCGAGCGCGTCGCCGAAGCGCAAAAAAGCGCGGTCGCGCTCGCCGACTGTTTGATGGCATGGCGTCGGGGGGACGAGGACGACAACGCGAGGGCCGGCGCAATCGTTTTCGCTGAGTTTGTAAACCTGGTCCGCTGGGCACTGAAATCGAAGTGAGACCATGGCCGACGGTACGCAATTTCTAATTGAGCTCGCCGCGAAATTCGCGGGCGGCGAGGACGCCGTATCGACGCTCGCGACGCTCGGCGATCGGATGGTCAAGGCGGGGGCGTCGGCGCAAGATCTCGAGCGGGCGACGAAGGCGACGGCGTCGGCGCTCGAGGCGGCGGCCGAAGCCGCGAAGCTCTCGGGCGATATGCTCGGCGTAAGCGAAACGAAGTACCGGGAGGCCGAGATCTCCGCCGAGAAAGCGGCGAAGTCGGTCGAGCGTCTCGGGCAAAAGAGCGAAGAGCTCCAGGGCAAGCTCTCGAAGGCGATCGGCGCGGGCGACGATGGCGCGGCGTCGCGACTTCGCGCGCGGCTCGACGAGCTCACCGACACGGAAGGCGCCGCCGCGTCGAAAGCTTCGGCGCTCGCCATGGCTCTCAAGCGCGAAGCCGCGGCGCTCGACCTCGTCAAGGCGAAAGCCGAGGAGGCGAGCGCGAAACACGCGGGTCTCACGAAAGGGCTCGCCAACGTGAAAACCGCGGCCGACCAAATGGCCAAAGTCTCGGCGGCGGCGAAGGGTACCGGCAAGGTCAACGAAATGGCCGAAGCTTTCGGCAAGCTAGGCGGGCCGGCCGGCGTTGCGGGTCAAAAGGTTCTCAGTTTTGCAACGGGTTTCAAGAAGCTCGGAACCGCCATGGGATCCGCGGGCCCATACATCGGGATCGGCGTTGCGATTCTGGCCATTGCTTCGGCGGCGGCGATTGCCACGATCGCGATCGCAGGCTGGGCCGTCGGGTTGGCCGACGCTGGACGAACGCAAGGCCTGCTCTCTGCCGGCATCGCGAAGAGCGTGCAAGGCGGCGCCGAGCTCGAGGCGACGATCACGAAGCTCGGAAGCATGGTGCCGCAAACGAGCGACGAGCTTCGGAGCATGGCGGCCGATCTGGCGAAGACAGGACTCCGCGGGAAGGATCTCACCGACGAGCTCGAAGCCGCCGCCATCCGCGCCGCCGAGCTCAAATGGGGGCCCGACTTCGCGAAGCAAATGCTCGCGCTCGAAGTGCAGTCGCGCAAATTCGGAACGAACATAAGCGGCGTCTTCGGCAAGCTCAATATCGAGAAACTACTCGGCGGGATCTCGACGCTCGTCGATCTCTTCGACTCGACGACGGCGAGCGGTAAGACAATGAAGTTTCTTTTTGAGACGATGTTTCAGCCGCTCGTCGACGGCGCCGGCGACGTGATCCCGATGATCGAGCGCATGTTCCTGCATGCCGAGATCTGGGCTCTCAAGGCCTATATCGCGATGAAACCTTACCGCGGCGAGATCGAACTTTTCGGGCGCGCGCTGCTACTCGGCGCCGCCGTGATCGGCGGAGTTCTCGCCGTCGCGCTCGGTCTCGTGATCGGTCTCTTCGGGCTCCTCTTCGTGATCGTGCTCGACGTTGCGAACAAGATCTATCAACTCGTCGGCGCATTCGTCGAGGTCGAGAAAGCGATCTTCGGTGGGCTCGGCGGCGCCGTCACTTGGCTGGGAAATCTTGGCTCCGACATGATCAAGGGTCTCGTCGCCGGGATCACGGGCGGCGCCGCGGCCGTGGTCGGCGCCATCTCGGACACGATCACCGGCGGTATCAAGGCGGCAAAACGTCTGCTCATGTCGGGATCGCCTTCGAAGGTCTTCGCCGGACTTGGCGGCGACACGGCGCAAGGGTTCGCCGAAGGCGTCGAGGGCGGCGCGTCGGACACGCAAGGGGCGCTCGAGGCGATGGTTTCGCCGCCGAGCGTGCCGGCGGCCGGCGCACCGGGCGCCGCGGGCGGCGGCGGGCTCTCGCTTTCGATTGGTACGATCGTCGTCGGCGGCGAGACGGCGAAAGAGCAAGCGCTCGATTTTATCGAGCAGATCACGCAATGGCTCGAGAGCTCGAGCATTACCGTCGGCGGCGGCGAGGTGCCGGGCCATGCCTAACCCCGTCGATAACTCCGAGCTCTTCGACGCGATCGTGCTCGCGGGGAAACGCTCGCCCGGGTTCGTCAAGCTCTCCGGTCACGATCGCAACCACGAATGGGACGTCAAAAAAGCCGACGGGAGCGGCGGCGCGTCGACGACCTACAAGGGCGAGTCGATCACGCAATTTCAAACGACGTTCACGCTCGTCAAGGATCCCGTCGCGGGCGTTGACGACTTCGCGGAATGGGAAACCTTCGCCGCTCTCATTCGCTCGGCGCTTCCGAGCAGCGGGAAACCGAAGGCTCTTTCGATCTATCACCCGGATCTCGCGAAGAACGATATCAAAACCGTTTGCCCGGCGACGATCGGGGGCATGGAGCATGACGGCAAGGGCGGCGCGACCATCGCCGTCAAATTCGTCGAGTATCGCCCGCCGAAAAAGAAGGGGGGATCGCCGTCGGGCTCGAAAACCTCGACGACTTCGAAGGTCGATCCCAATGCCGACTTGAAGGCCGAAGTTGAGCGACTGCTCGTCGAGGCAAAAAAGCCATGAGCACGGCAACGCTCGCCGGCCGCCGCGCAACGCGCGCGCGAAGCGCCCTTCCCGCGTGGGGGGTATGGTGGGGTGACGCTTGGCTCGACGAGGAGGCCGAGCTCTCGGGTCGCGTCGTGCTCGCGGTCGCCGATCTCAAGCTCTCGGGCACGATCATGTCGGGCGGGCCCGGCCCGGCCGGGCGCTCGAGCTTTCGGGTGGCCGCGGGGGCGGGTTCGTGGGGACGTACGATCCCGGCGAAGAGTTACGCCAACGATGCCGGCGTCAAGACTTCGACGGTGCTCGCCGACGCGGCGACCGCATGCGGCGAGACGATCGATCCGTCGACGTTGCCCAATGCCGAGACGAAGCTAGGTCCGTCTTGGGTCCGGGAGGAAGGGCCGGCCGCCCGCGTGCTCGAGCAAGTGGTGCCGGCCGGGTGGTATGTGGGTGAGGACGGGATCACCCGGATCGGCAAGCGACCGGCGGTAGCCCTCGCCGCCCCCGCGACGATCGGCACAGTCGACCGCGCGCGCCGGATCGTGTCCGTCGCCGCCGAACAGATCGCGACGCTCGTGCCGGGCATCGTCGTCGCTGGGATCGAGGCCGTCGACGTCATGCACGAGGTCGCGGCCGTCGGCGGCTTGCGCTCGACGCTTTGGGGATCGGGCGTCGCCGATACGTCGCGGGCGCTCACGGCGTTTCGCCGGTTGCTCGAGCAGCTCGAGCCCGATCGCCGGTTTCGCGGGATCTTCGAGTATCGGGTGGTTACGCAAGAGGGCGAGCGGGTCAACTTGCAACCGATCCGCGTGTCGACGGGCATGCCCGACTTGTCGCGGGTGACGGTGCGACCCGGGATCCCGGGCGCGAAAGCGACGCACGCGCTCGGCTCTCGGGTGCTCGTCGGGTTCGTGGACGGAACCCCCGCGCGCCCCGTGGTCGTCGGATACGAGGACGCCGACGGCGACGGATTCGTGCCCACCGTGCTCGAGCTCGACGCGACGGCGATACAGCTCGGCGCGGGGGCCGTTCTCGCCGCGGCGCGCGTAACCGACCCCGTCATCGCGGGCCCTTTCGCCGGCACGATCACCGGCCCGGGCTCGCTGAAAACGAGGATTGCGTAATGGCTCTCAACGCAACGACGCTCGCGAATGCGATCAAGGCGGCGCTCCTCGCGAACCCGGCCACGGGCGCACAGAATAACGCGGCGCTTGACGCGACGTGCACGGCGATCGCGACGGCCGTCGTAAGTCACATTACCTCGAGCGCCGTCGTCCTTCCCGCGCTGCTCGTCGCGCCGCCGGGGGGCGGGCCGGTCACAGGAACGGGGGTCGTCACATGACGTCGACCTTCGGTTCCGACCTATCGTCGCTCGACGACGTCGACGAGACGCGCACGGTAACGGGCGTCGAGCTCGTCGCCCAAGACGCCGTTTGGAGATTGAAAACGCCGCACGAAATGGGGATCCTCGTCGCCGACGCGCCGGGCTACGGGTTCGATCTGCTCGAGGCGATCGGCTCGGCGGAGGTCGACGGCTCCTTCGAGACCCTACCCGACCGCATTCGTTCCGAGCTCACTAACGATGAGCGGATCCTCGGTGTCACAACGACGATCGCCCGCACCGTCGTCGGGCCCGCCGTGGAATATGACATCCGTATCCAATGCGAAACCGCCGAAGGGCCCTTCGAGCTCGTCGGCACGGCGGACAGTGAAGGGCTCGAGCTCGCCGTCAAGCTACTTCCGGGGGGAATCTGATGGCTCTTTCATTCTCCGATCTGCTCGCGACGGTTTCGCTCACCGAGTGGAAAACGCGGATCATCGGCGTAGCGAACGCGGTCGGCCTCAAAACGGAGAATTGGGCGGAGGGCGGGTACACCCGGACGCTCGTCGCGCTCTTTTCACAACTCTACAAAACGGCCGGCGACGTCGTGCGCGTCATCGCCGCGAGCGGTTTCCTCGACACGGCCGAGGGCTTGTGGCTCACATTTCTCGCGAAGAACCTTTTCGGGGTTGATCGCGTCGAAGCGACCTTCGCGGCGGCGCCGAGTGCGCTCACGCTCACCAATGGCGGCGGCGGGCTCTATGTATACGAGGCCGGCGACATCGTCGTAGCTCACGAGGACACCGGCAAAACCTACCGCAACACGAGCGCCGGCACGTTGAACCCGGGGGCCGGGCAAACGCTCACGCTCGATCTCGCGGCCGAGGAGGCCGGCACGAACAGTAACGCGGGGGTCGGCAAGATCACCCTGATGGTCACGAGCTTTCTAGGCGTGACATGCGCGAACCCCGTCGCCCTGGCCGGGCTCGACGAAGAGACCGATCCGCTCCTTCGCGACCGGTGCCGCGACTCGATCGCCGCGCTCGGTGTCGGCGGGATCAAAAAGGCTTACGAATTCTATGCAAAGAGCGCGAAGCGCACCGACGGCACCGCGGTCGGCGTCACCCGCGTGCTCGTCGCGACGCCCCCGGGAGACGGCACGGTCAATGTCTACATCGCGGGAGCGAGCGGCGAGCTATCCGCACCCGATGTCGCGTTCGTTCAAGCCGACTTCGACGAGCACGTCACGCCGTACGGCTTCGACGGTACGGCCGTGAGCGCGACGAATCTCGCCGTTGACGCACCTTGCTCTATCTGGATCCCTTCGTCGCTCGGTCTCAGTACGGCGGCGGCGCGTCAAATCGTCTTCGATGCGCTCGAGGCTCATGTCCAATCGATCCCGATCGGCGGCGTCGTCATCTCGCCGACCGGCGGCCGGGTCTACTGGCGCAAGTTGCTCGAGGTGATCAGTGCGGCGATCCCCGGCACCTTGAAAGCGCAGCTCACGGCCGAAACCGATATCACCGTTACCGCTAGCGAGGTGCCGATCTGGGCCGGCGACTTGACCGACACGACCGTCAATCAGGTTTCCTAATGGCGAACTTCCGAACCGCGGCTTTCAATCTCTCGCCCGCGCGCCTTCGAACCGAGAAGGCGCTTCGGATGGTCTATGCGTTTATCGGCATTCCGCTCGACGTGATCGCCGAAGCGGCAACGCAAGCGCTCGAGGCTCGCTTCCCCGAACGTTGCCCCGAAGACGCGCTCGCCTATCACGGTCGTGATCGCGGGATCGTGCGCGGTCCGCTCGAGCCGGCGGCGAGCTACCGCGCGCGCCTCCTTCTGTGGATCGAAGCATGGCGGGGGGCGGGGGTCGGAAAGGCGATGCTCGACCAGATCGCCGGGTTCCTCACGCCGAACGCGTGCCGCCTCCGAGTGTGGACGCAAGGCGGCGTCGTCTACACCCGCGAAGCCGACGGCACTTTCACCGTCGATCGCGCGGTCAACCCTTGGGATTGGGATAATCGGCCCGAGCTATGGTCACGGTTTTGGCTCCTCATCTATTCGATCAACGGTATCCCTTGGGCGCGCGATGGATTGTGGGGTGACGGCGGCGAATGGGGCACGCCCGAAGTTACATGGGGATCGTCGGCGACGGTTTCCGAGGTCGAGTCGATCCGCGGCATCGTCGACCAATGGAAGCCGGCCGCGGCTCTTTGCGAAAATATTCTCGTCGTGTTCAATGATGCCGCGTTCGACCCGCTCGACGCGGGCTATCCACTGCCCGATGGGACGTGGGGAGAATATTGGGATTCCCCCTCGCTGCTCGCGAGTCGAACCGACGACGCGATCTATTGGAAGGGGGTCTAGCCGTGTCCACCGATTACGCTGGAAATCTCATCTATCCCGCAACGATCACCGTTCTCGAGGATAGCGATCTCAAGGATGCCGCGAGCGTCGCGGTTGCGCTCGAGCAGCTCGCCGACCGAACCGCTTACCTCAACGGGATTATCACGGGCGGGATCGATCTCGAGTTTACGAACGCGACGTTTCACGGCGCTACCAACTTCGCCGACGGCACGAGCCACGCAACGATCACAGACTTTGAACTATCAACGACAACCCATATCCAGATCGGCGCCGGAACCACCGTTGATCTTGCGGCGACCGCGGCATTAGCGATCAACGCGGGCGCCGAGCTCGGGATCACGGCGGGTACGGATCTGATCGTTGACGTCGGCGACGACATCATCGTTACAGGCGAGGCCGGCTCGGAGCTCGACATCTTCGGCGGGCGGGTGATCATTCGCGCAAGCGGCGCGATCGATCTCGGCGCGGCGCTCAATCTCGGCGGCGGCACGGGCGACGCGGTTGCGGTTCTCGGCACGCTCGCGGCGGCGCACAACGCTACCTTCGCGAGCGGCAAGACCGTAACCTTGAGCGGCGCGACGACGGCTTCTGACCTCCGCGCGACGGTGTCGAACGCGGCCGGGATCACCTACTCGAGCCAAGGGCGCGCGCACTATCGCACGCGCGAGATCGTCGACGCCGACTTCGGTTTAGGGCTCTACATCATGGCCCCGTCGGTTGCCGACATCTTTTATATCCAGTCACTCACGGCGAATCGAACTATCAAGTTGAACGACTCGGGATCCACCGACGGCGACGTGATCGAGTTGTCGACCCTCGGAATGACCGGCGGTTTCAGCGTCGAGATTTACGACGAAGCCGAGGCAAACTTGCTTTTGACAATGACCGCGACGGGTAACTCCTACTCGCGTTGGGTCAAGAAAGTGGGCGGCACGTATCGCCTACTTTGCGTCTCGGATGGATGAGGAGGTGAACGACCATGGGAAACTTTCTGGATCTACTGCTCGGCACGCGGGTGCAAGCCGACGGCGACGAGCTCGAGCACCGGAAGTGGATCAACTTTCGCGGCTTCACTGTCGAGGACGACGAGGCGAACGACCGGATCATCGTCGAATCATCCGTCGAGTTCGATGGCGACGTCGAACTAAACGAAGAGGAAGAAAACATCGTCCGGCGGATAAGCGGCGACGAAGATGGGTTCGTCGTCGAAATGCGCGCCGTGGGTATGCAATGGAGCGTTGCCGCATCGCCGACGGAGCCGGCGATCATCATCGGCGAGGAAGGCTCGCTCGAGCTATGGGACGACGGCGTTCGCGTGATCGCGGCCGAAGCCGCCGGGCCGGTGCTCGGCAATTCGACGGCGCGAACGCACATCGTCGGCGGCTTGCGATTAACGCGGCAATTTATCAATACGAGCCCAGTCACGCTCGACACCACGTCAAAGGCCACCCTTCTCGTGATCGAAGCGTCGCTCGAGCGGACGGTGAATCTACCGGCGGCGCCGGCCGACGGGGGGATTTGGTTTTGGGTGCTCGTCGGCGGCACGTCGAACATTACTTTCGGGCGCAGCGGATGCCTGATCAACGGCGCCGCTAGCAATTACGCACCGGCCGATAGTTCGCGCGGGATCATTTTCTCCGACGGTGTCGATTACTACACGTTCGCCGGCCTCGAATGAGCTCGGCACAATAGATAAGAGAAGGGGTGGCGCAAATGACGTTTCCGAGCGGTCCCGGGCAGAACACAAAAGATAAGAGCATGTCGATCGCTCACGCGACCGACGATCCCGCGCTCGTATTGCTCCAATCGATCGCCGACGCGGTCGGCGCGAGCGACGATAGCGACGCTGGACAAGCGACCGCGGCGCGGCAAGATACCGGCAACACGTCCCTCTCGTCGATCGACGGGAAGCTCACGAGCCAAGCGACGGCGGCGAAGCAAGACACCTCGCAAACGACGCTCGCGAGCATTCTCGCGGCGCTCGTGTTGCTACTCGAGCCGTCGATTTCTACCCCCGTCACGCCCGACGATGCGACGGACATTACCGCGACGGCGACGAAGGGTCTATTCGTTGGCACGACCGGGAACGTGTCCGCGAAGCTTGTCGGCGATTCATCCGCCCGCACGTGGAAGAATGTGCCGAGCGGGTCTTACATTCCGGGCGCGTTTAAAGCCGTGATGACGGCGACGACCGCGGCGGACATCCTCGCATTGTCGGGACCGTAATCGTGTATCCGTCCCATTGGTCAAGGTTGGCGATGCAACGCGCGCGCGAAAGTTTCTCGCCGCACGACGTTGCCGAATCGAAGTTTTGGTTTTCCGCGCGCGAAGGGCTTACGAATGTCGGCGGCAAGGCGAGCGCATGGGAGGATGTGATCGGCGGTTTCGTCGCGGCGCAAAGTGACGACGCGCGACGTCCTACGATTTCCGGCGATTCCCTCTTGTGTACCCCGGCAAAGAGGTTGATCAACACGGCGGATAATATCTTCACGTCGGGCGAGGCGCGCTATCTCTTGTTCGCATTTCAGTCGAACGCGGCGGACACGGGCGGTCGACTTATGACATTCAGGATCGACGGTACGGGGGGAGCCCAATGGGCGTTCGGCGTCTCATTCTTCGGCGGGATCATCTACTACTTCACCGACTCCATTGCCAATAACGTTAACGATGGGGCTAGCTGGGACATCACCCAGCCTTCTATCGTCGAGATTGAAGCGATAAGCGGAGGGACGCCGGTCGTGCGGGTTAACGGCGCGACACGAGGAGTCGGCGGAGCGCTCATGTTGAATGACGAAGGTTCAACGGGTTTCATCATCGGGGCTAGCACGACAGTCGACAACGGTCTTGACGGAACGATCTGGGATGAATACGGCGCCACGCCGATCCCATCCGTTTCTGACAAAGGCAAGCTGCGGAGCTACTTCGCCGCCCTCAACGGGGTCACCCTGTGAGCCGGCTTCCGAGGTGAGGGGAGAAGCGCTTTTGGATATCTCCTTTCACCCGCCGCCCGATCCCGAAGAGCGCCGCTCGGTGCGCGCAATGGTCGGAAGGGTGCGACGGGTCTTCGGTTGGCTCGGCGACTTCCACAAATTCGTCGTGACGTTGGTTTCCGTTGCGACGTTGACGGTCGGCGCGCACCTTTGGCTCAAGGGGTTGATCACGCGTAAGGAGCTCGAGGTAGCCGTCGAAGCCGCCGTAACGAAGTCGACGAAGGACGCGCTACTTCAAATCCGCGGCGATCTCGACATCATCAAAACGAACACGGGCGGGGTTAAGGAATGGCGCGGCGCCACGACCGAAAAACTGATCGGGCTCGAAAGAGATCTCAGCATAGCGACGAAGGACGCGACGAAGGCGAACGACCGGATCGACGCGTACCTCGACAAGAGGGGGCACACGAGATGACCACGAAACGACCGAGCATCGCCGACGCGCCCGAACCCTCCGATCCGGATATTCGCATGCTCGCCGGGCTCGAGGTCGAACTACAGGCCATCGCCACGAATCAAGAGAGCAACAGAGCGGAGCTGCGAAAGATCACGGCCGAGGCCGTCGAGCTCGCGCGGATGATCAATGCGCTCGAGAAAGGACTCGAGTTCACCGACGACCGCTTGCGGCGGGCTCGCGACGCGGTCGCCGACCGGCTCTCCAGTGTACGAAAGGATCGACCATGAACCCCGAAACCGTTGACTACATCGTCCGATTGCTCCGTTGGCACGGGTGGATCCCACTGCTCTCCTTGCTCGTCGGCGCGTTCATCCGCGTTTCGAAGAGCGATCCGAAGGTCGCATGGTTTCCGAATTATATAAAACCAGTGAATCGCCCGGTGTGGGCGCTCGGTCTCGCGATCGCGGGTGGCGTGCTCGAGCAAGCTTTCGCGGGCGGCACGGCGCTCGAGGCGATCGTGGGTGGGATCATCGCCGGCAACACCGCGATCGCCGGGCACGAGCTCGTCGAAAAGGTTCGAAGGGGTCGCGCCATCCGTAGTCTACCGCCGGCACCTCCGCCCGATTGGCTTGACGATTCGCTCTCCCCCCCGCCGCCGCCCCCTCCGCCGCGCATGCCGCCGATGTTTCCAAAGCTCGCCGCCCTCGTCTTCGGGCTCGCCCTCGTTCTTGTGTTCTACGCGTGCGCCTACCGCCAAGCGGTCTGCCAGGCGATCGACCTCGCGAACAAGGTGTGCCCCTTTATCCTCGTTCAAATGCCCGACGGCACGACGGAAAGGATCCCCGTCGAGGTCGTCGAGGTCGCCGCGGTGCGCGTCCGGATCGCTCGAATGAAACGGATCGAGGCCGGCGCCGAGCCCGACGGGGGGACCGAGTGATCCCCGTCGCGGCCGTCGCGGCATGGATCGCCCTCGTCGCCCCCGGTGTACCGAAGGCGAACCGAACGCGATACGCGGCGGACATCGCGGCGACGGCGCCGACCGTCATGATCGGAAAGGCCATGGTCGCGACGGCCGTCGCCGAGTCGGATTTCCGCGACGCAATCGAGCGTTGCGAGTGCAAAGAGAAGGAGTGCGATCCCGACGCGAAGGGGGTCCCGCTCGCCGTCGGGATCTATCAATTGCATCGGTACTACCACTTTGGGCACACCGTCGAGGAGATCTGTGGATCGAACCGGCTTTCGTCCGAGCTCGTCGCGCGCGCGCTTTCTGGGCTCGTCGCGCGCGTGGGGGGGGACGTCGAGGAGGCGCTTCGCGTTTACGTTGGCACCTCGGTTCGTCGCACCGACCGGCGGGTCAAGCGTCGCCTCGACGCGCTCGAGCAACTCATGGGCGATCACCCGGACGCCTGAAGAAGGAGAAACGACCATGCCCAAATTCGGACTAGGTTACATACCCGACGATCCCGATATGCCGGTTGCGTACCCTACGCACCATGCGCTCACGGCCGCCGGCCCGCCGACGCTCGAGGTCGCCGACCACACCCCTTATCGACGCGGCATCATCTGGCAAAACGGCGTCGGCATGTGCGTCGGATCGTGGCTGAAACGCGCCGTCCAGCTTTGGCAATGGATGAACGGTCACACCTCGGCACAGATGATTTCGGGAAAGTTCGCCTATGACGTCGGCCGCGCGATCCAGCACGCGGGGATCGACCCCGACGAAGCGCCCCCCCTTTCCGACATTGGGTCGAAACCGTCGCTCGTTCTGCTCGCCGCGCACGAGCTCGGCGTGGTCGTCGACGAGCACTACCCGGATCCCGACTCGCCCGAATGGGATCCCTCGACGGTCAACCGCAAGCCAACCCCCGACGCTCTCGTTCACGCTTACGACTTCCGAGGGCTCGAGTTCTACGACGTCTTACGCGGCGCATGGGGATTCAAGGAATCGATCCGCGCGTGCATGGTGCGCCGAAACCCCGTCGGGTGCTCGCTCTTCGTCGACTCGGGCGTCATGGCCAACACCGGCGAGATCGTCACCTCGATCGATTTGAACGACCCGAACGGCGGAGGGCATATGGTCGGCCTCCTCGACGCGAGCCGCGAGGATTGCGCCGTCCTTGATAACTGGTGGGATCTCCCGGGCCGTGTCGATTGGGGGGCGCGCGAAGTGAATGCCGACGGGATCCCCCGTGGCACGTGGCGGATCGCCTGGCCACTGCTCGAGCGCGCGATCAAGCAATGTCTCGCCGTGCGAGCGGCGCCGTTTCTCGGAAAGGCGGCATCATGAAAACTAGACGCTATCTAGTGTCTACTTATTTCGCCGCCCTCGCCGCGTGCCAACCCCCCGCCCCTCCCGGCGCGAACGATTGCGACCGTGCTTTCGGTCACCTCGTCGACATCGGGTGCGATCCGGTGCGCCCGGCTACCGGCACATGGGTCGACGTCTGTCGGAACGGCCGGCGTAACGGCGTTTTCGAGCTTCGCTGTATCAACGCGGCGACCTCCGCCGCCGCCCTCAAACAATGCGGCGTGACTTGTGCGCCGCAATAGGTGGACCATGGCCGATCAACTCGAGCACGAGATCACGACCGTCAACCCCGCCGAGCTCGCCGGCGCCCTTGTGGCGGCTTGGCGAGAGCTCTTCGGTGTAACCCCCACCCGCGCCGCGATCATCACTCTGATGGCCCAAAGCGCGCACGAAACGGGGCGTTGGAAGTATGTCCACAACTTCAATATCGGTAACGTCAAGAGTAGCCTCGACGACGGCCGCGACTTTACGTTTTTCCGGTGCCGCGAAAAGATCAACGGCAAGGATGTGTGGTTCGATCCGCCGCACCCGGCCACCCGGTTCCGTGCATTCCGGACGTTACGGGAAGGCGTCGTCGATCACCTCGCCTTCCTCAAGGGTAGGAAGCGGTATGCCGCGGCATGGGCGGCGCTCGAGGCCGGGCGCCCCTTTCAATTCGCCGAGCAGCTCAAGGCGGCCGGGTATTACACCGATCCGGCCGAAGTCTACGCGCGCGGCATGGTGCGTTACTTTGACGAATTCGAGCAAGGCTTGCCGCTCGAGCTCGCGCCCCCCGATATCGACGAGGACACCCGCAAGCGGACCCTCGACCTCGTCGCCCGCTCGCTTTGGGAGATGGACGCCGCGGGGGTTGCGGCGCCGCGGCACGTCGAGCCCGACGACGACCAGGGCGAGGGGGTCGCCGTTTCGGACACCGAGCCGGCGCCGCCCCCCGACGAGGAGCCGCCGCCCAAAACCGCCTAGCGGTAGATCACGGGGATCAATTGCCTCGCCCCCCGATGGCGATCCCCCACTCGGCGCACGACACCTCCTCGATCGGCGCCCCCGCGTGCTCGAGCGCAATGCGCACCATGAACACGGTTGGGAACGACTTGGGATCCCCGGTGCGTCGGGCGCCCTCGACGAGCCCGTTAAGAAAGGCGCGAGCCGCGTCGTTCCTCGCAATGCGCGGGATCACCGGCGCGAGATCGCCAATCACAAAGATGCTTTTCGGCGGGAAAGCGAAGCGCGGGATCTCGTCCGGATAGAGGGCGACCCCCGCTATGTACGTGTTCGCGATCGACTCGATCACGTGGATATATTCTTCGTCCGTCGCCAGATCCTTACCCGTCGGATTCGCCCCCCGCGCTCGAGCCGCTCGACGCTCGCGCCGGTTCATTGCCCTACCCGTCGCGTCGCGTACCGGCGCCAATCGCCGCGCATGGCAATGCAAAGACCGCACGGCGAGTGGCGAAACGGTGCGTCCGGGTGCCGGCAAAACTTGCCGTCGCTCGGCTCGCCGCGCATGTAATAACCGCACCGCGTCTCGCGCCCGCAAAAGCAACACACCTCGAGATCCCCGGGGGCGTGGTCGTTGCAAAGCTCGAGGTATTCCGGGAGCCATGGCCCACCCGCGCCGGTCGCTTCCGAAAGCTCGATATGCTCGGGCAACGTGTAGCGGGTCTCCTGGTAGACGTAAGCTTGACGGCGGAAGTCGTCGCGATTGACCGAAAAGTAGATCGTTTGCCCCCGATGGATCCCGCAAAGGGTGACGGTGTTGGTGAAAGCACGCTCGATCCAAGCGTGAGCGTATGGTCGGCCGTCGTCGAGGAGGCAGATCCCGTGCACGATCACGAACGTTGCTTCGAGATAGGCGATCGCTACGCCGGTCTCGACGGCTTGATTGAAGTAGCGCACGACATCGCAGAAACATTCGCGCGTCGGGTAGACCGTCGTCTCCTCAAACCATGCATGCGCTTTCGCGCGAGACTCTTCGGGCGTTGTCACCGTGCGCCCCAACCGAAGAGAACCGCGAGCATGACAATGATGACGGCGACGCACCCGATCCCGTCGGCGATGGTTTCGCGCTTCGCCGGGAGCCAAACGAAGTGCCACTCCTTCGATCGCCACTCCGGCCGGCCGGTGTGCGGGTTGAATTCGCCGCGCCGTCTCATGGCCTTACCCATGTGGCGCCCCCAACCGTTGCCGCGCGAGCCAATTCGTGACGAGCTTGATCGCGCTCTCACGCTCACAACTTGAAACGTAACCAAGGTTTCCCTTCGCGCCGTAGTCGGCAAGGAAGAGCATGAACCCGACGCCCGCCGGACACCACACCTTGATCTTGTCGGCGATCTCGCGCGTTTGCTTTTCGAGAACGAGGCGGATCTGTGTCTCAACGATCGTTTCTTCGGCCTCGCGACGCGCCTCCGTTTCCGCCATGGCTACGATCTCGTCGACGATCTTCTTCAACGACCCCGACGCCTGCACCTCCTCGGCCTTCTTACTCACCTCGTTCGCGACGGGTAACGCCGACTTCGCGACCTCGGCCGCCATTGTGCCGACGTCGTTCGGCGTCGTGCCGGGACATGCCGCCATGATTTCGATCGCGGCGATCCTGAAAAGTGCCGGCGCCGTGCATGTCCAATCGACCTCGGTGTGCCGAGCGAGCCACGGAAGGAGCGCCGTCTTTCGGATGTACTGCTCGAGCTCGAGCGCAAGCTTCGAATCGCGCTCGACCTCCGCCTCAAATTCGGGCGTGCCCTTGCGGTCGCCGTCGCCCGACCGAATGAACTCCTTCATTGATCTCGCGCGGCGTCGCTCGCGCCGGTTGCTCATCGTCGCGCCCTCGCTTTCGCGTCGTCGATCATGCGGAGGTGAACGCGCGCACTCCGGAGAAAGCGATCGCGGTTCGTGTCGTAGTATTCCCAATAGCCGACGGTACGCACCGCGGCGCCCGCGTCGTACTCTCCATGCGCGATCGCCAAAGCGGTTTGCTCGAGCTCGAGTTCACGGTCGACGCTCACGACATCCCCACAAGTTGCTCGGCGAGCCGTTCGACTTGAGCCTTAGCGTAAGCGACGTCGCGGTAGACCAGGCTGCTCGGCGAGGAGGGGTACCCGGCCGCCCCAAACTTCTCGTGTAAGAAATGGAACATCGGTTGATCGTCCCATGCGTGTCCGCAATCGAACCCGATCCAATGGACGTCGTCGGTCTCACCCGGTTGCGGCACGTGGCAGACCGGACCTAAGCAACGATCCGAATAGGTGACGCCGCCGTGAACCTGAAGATCCTCCTCGAGCTCGGCGAGCGGCTTGCCATAGAGCATGTGCCCGAGTGGTACACCGGCGTAACCGCACCATGCGCCCGTGGTCACCGACCGCACGAGGAGACACGGCAAGCCGAGGTAACGCCACTCGACGCGGTCGGGCTCGTCGGTCCAAGGGCCCTTCGGCCAACGCTCGCGAGCCAACTTGATCTCTACTTCCCAGCGTTGTGCGTACTCGTCGTGAGCCATGTCCCCCCCTCCTCCCGTTTCCTAGGGCATCCAGATCTCGGACTTCTTCGCCGGCTTCGATCACCTCGAGTTCGGTGCGCGTCGTGAACTTGACCAGCTTGATCCGCTTGCCGCTCGCGTTGGCGACCACTTGCGCGATCGGCCGTAGGCTCTCGACCCGCTTCGGATCGGCGGCGACCATGGGCATCCACATTCCTTTTTCCGGGATCAAGAACGCGGCGACTCCCTCGCCCTCGTCGTCGAGCGCGATATACGCGGAGATCTGATCAATGACATTCATGGCTCTCCACCGTGCTCGACCCACTCCGGGTGTTTCGGATCGAGCACGCGATAGAGGACCGTCCCCCGATCGCTCCTATGCAGATCGAACGCGATAAAGATCGACGAAGGGATCGACGCGAGAAACTCGACCGGGTCGTTTACCTGAACGATGCGATCCCATGCGACGAGGCCTTCTTCCTTTGCCAGATCGAGCGCCGCCTTGCTCGAAAAAAGCGGCACGTGCGTCATGTCGGAGCCGATGACTTGCACGAGGTAGGGCTGTCCACCCTGCATCGGAAGGAGCGCCCCCCGAATGTGCAACGTTCCCCTTCTCCCCGTCGGCCAACTCATGGCACGGGCACGGTGTCACATGGCGACGGCGCCCGTCAAAAGAAAAAAAGCCGCCGAGCCCGGGGGGGATCGACGGCCTTGCCGCGCTTGTGGCGATAGCCTTTACGGAGTGCAGATCTTTCCGGCGGCGCCGCAACCGGCCGAGCACGTATAGAGCGGCGCCCATTGCACACCCGACCATGAACCGGCGAGGCGCCAACGGCCGTCGCGGCAGATCATCGGCAACGTTTCGACGACGCCGCGCCACACTCCGCCGCACTTGCGATCGCCTTCCGGCGCGCACGGTTGCGGGAAGGTCGCGCGGATCAAGTCGTCGGTTTCGATCGCACGCTGGCAAGCCGGCATCGGTGACGAGCATACGGGATCGACGGTAGTGCCGGCGTCGGTCGCGTCGGTGCTCGGAGCGCCGTCGCTCGAGGGGGGCGCCGCGTCGACGGTCGGCGCCGAGTCGCCGCCGGCATCGGTACCAGCGTCGACGCCCGCTTCGACGGGGGGCGGGCTCGCTTCGGGTGTCGACCCGGTGTCGACCTTCGCCCCCGCGTCGGTCGCGTCGACCGTGGTTCCCGTGTCGACCGTGCCGGTGTCCGCCTTGCCAGCTTCGACCCGCGCGTCGGCGGCGGGGGGGGCGGAGTCGGGCGGCGACATGGCGTCGGGTGTGGGTAGCACGTCGCCCCCCGCGTCGAGCTCGGGCGCGGTGTCGGTGGGCATCGCCTCGACGGCTTGCGTGCAACCGGCGGCGAACAGAATGACGAGGGCGAGGGCGGCGGGGGTTCTCATGGGCTCCTTATTAGACGGGCGGGGGGGGCGTATACTTGAGGCGACGCGCAACTAGCGGATCTGTTTGGCGCGTTCGACGGTGCGCGCGACGACCGCTTCCCAACTTCGGCCGGCGGGCGCGGTGCGGCGGGTACCGAAGGCGATCGCGACGAGGCAACGGCCCCAACCGATCGCGCGCTCCCACTCGGCGACCTCTTTGCGAATGAGGGCGAGGAGGGCGCGGGAGAGATCTGATACAAATCGAGGTGCCATGGTGAACGAGTCCTTTCGTTTGCCTGGTTTGCTCGGGTGTTGACGCTGATAACGTCTTTCCTCGAGCAAGGGTCCTCGGTGCTTTCAACACCGGGGGCCCGCTTATTCTAGTACGGCCCGGGCGTCGCCACCTTGAGCCCGCCCCCCCAATTACGGCTAACGCGCGTCGCTTTGTGGCGCTACGGGGTGCCGGTGTGTGCCTGCTCGTCCCAATCTGGCAATTCCGACAAGATCGGATCGTCGGTCAGAAAGGCGAGCACCCACCATGTCCGCCCCCCGTCGAGCTCGACCATGAGCAAGTGCCGCGCGTGCGCAACATCGGAGTAATCGCGCGAGACGACGTAGCGAAAAAACTTCGGGTGCTCGCGCCATGACTTGATCCATCTGATCTCGAGCAGCGCATCGATCGTCGCCGCGTGCTCAAGGGGGGGCGGCTCGTCGCGCGGATCGAAGGCGAACCCGGGTATGTGTTGCTTCGCCGTGATCAAGCGCCGAACCTTCGCGAGAGCGGGCCATCGGTGACGACGACGACCCGCCCCCATGGCACGCGGCGCGCGCCGAGCACAAGCGCCGACTCGAAACACTGCCACTCGGGCACGTGCATAACGACCTTGCCGGCGTTGGCGAGCGCGTCGACGCGATACCCCACGAAGAGATCGGCGTGAACGTGTCGCCCGAGCAGCTCGGCGCGTAGCTTGAAGGTCGCCCCGTTGCGCGTGTCGCCCTCCGCGCAATTGACCTCGCCGCACGTGAGGTGACCGTCGAGCGCCGGCCGCTCGCACCATGGGCACTTCGGCCAATCGGCCGGGTATCCCGAGGTTTCTCGATAGTCGCCTCGTTCGACGCGGTCGGCAAGCGTGCGGCACGTCGGGACGGGGATCTGTGTCCGTAGCCACGCCGCGATCTCACGCTCGACTTTGGCGCGCTCCTTCGCGAGGTCGTCGAGTGCGTCGGATAGTCTAATCATGATGGCCCCCCCCCCTTTCAATCCTCGTCGTCAAGCCCCGTCGTCAAGTCGGCGCGATGTCGGATCGGTTGGCGTTTGTCGCGGTCGGATCACATGCATGAGGCGCCCGCACTTCCGGCACGTCCAACACTCCGCGGCGCCGAGTAGGCGCTCTATCCACCATAGTTTCTTGCGCACCATCGCGGCGCCGCACCGGCACCATCGCTCGTCGTCGTGCAGATTCATAAGGTGCTCAGAGTGACAACGACGAGTAGCGCGACCACGGCGACGAGAATCCCTATCAGTACGTTACGCTCTTCGTCCGTCACGCGTCGTACGTTGCCATGCGGCGACGGCGGGCGTCAAGCACCGCTCTTGTCGCGAAGCGCCGCCTCGACGCCGCGATCTACATTGTCCGAGAATAGCCCGAGCACCTCGCCCCTACCGACGAGCCGGCGCGTCACAGTGAAACGCCCGCCCGCCATGCCGGCGAACGAGATGAGCGATCGGATCAACGTCGCTTCGTCGTTGCCTCGCTTGAGCTCGTCGACGATGAGTTCAGCGATCCCGAAGATGAACCGATCACCCGGCGGGGGCGGCGTGTTTTGACGAAGGGGAATGACCTTGCCACCGACGTACGGCGCTCGCTTCTTTCGCTTGTCCCCCATTGCGGGCCCCCCCTTTATTCATAGTCGACGTTCGTCGCTTCGAGCATGTCGCCCCGTCGGTCCGTAAGCGCGGCGATCAACGCGTCGACGTCCTTTGCGGCGAGACCGAGCCACTTGATCGGTTTGAAGAATTCGATCACGAGCGTCTTACGGTCCGGAAGTAGACCGATCGCAAACTGGGTCGAGCCCTCATCTTCGCGGATGAGCCGGCCTCGCGGGTATCGAGGGTCGCTCACGACGCCCGCCCGATCTTCCAACCGACGCAAAAAACCGCGAGCCCGGGAAACCGATCCCATTCAATGAAGTAGGCGTAACCGCTCGAGCCGTCGTCGAGCGGCGAAACGACCGAGCCGACGACCGTGCCAAGCGAGCCGATCGGGTTCCCGTCGCCCTCCTCGAAGGCCGTCTTACGTATGCGCGTGCGGTTCGGGATCGCCCCCTCCGCTTCCGTCTCGACGTAATGGCCGAGCAATCGCCCCATCGGGGTCGGCATAACATGGCACGTCGCCAGATGGCAACGGCTACGGCTCGGCCGGTTACGTTTTGGGGATCACGGCCGTGATCGTCGAAGCTCGTTCGTGCGCGTCGATCGTGGCAATCGTCGACGCCAACCATGCGCCGCGAATGCGTGAAGGTAGAGAGTCGAAATCGGGCATCGGGTCGCCTCGGTAGTTTCGCCACTCGACGGCGTCGCCGTATGCGCGGTAAGCGACGCGGGTTATCTCGAGCACCTCGGACATTTCACGACCCCCTTGCACCGGGCCGAACCTACCGCGGATCGCCCGGCGACGCGCGCGGAATGTAGCTGACGTAAGGCGGCGGATCGTCGCCCTTCGTCTGCTCGAAGGTAACTACCGTCGAGTTCTCGGTCACGGTCAGGATCGCGCGCCAACCGCGCCCGCACTCCTTGCATTCGGCGCCCTCGGAAAGCGCCTTGTAATGCGCATCGGGTGGCCAAAGGGGGTAGACAAGAAACTCCGGCGCCGCGCAAAACGGGCAAGGTAGATGCGTCCTCACTTCGAGCCCGTAGCCCGAGAGCCGTTGATTTTCGGCGTAGCGGTTCTCGTATTCCTCTTTCGTGAGCATGCCCCGTGATCCTACACCCGTCGCCGGCCGGCGATCTGCACGACGTTCGGAGTGCTCACGGCGGCGGCGCGGGCGGCGAGCTCGCCCGCGAGCGCGGCGGCGTCGACGCTCCGTCCCTCGGTGATCGCCTCCTCGAGCCCGATCCGAAGCGCCCTCGCGACGGGATCGTTTTCTGTCCCCCGAACGTCGCGCGACCGGTAGCGATCGGAGGGATCGGGGGGGACAGATGGCCCCCTTTGATGCGTTTTCCCCGTGGTTTTCGAGGGTTCGGCGTTTTCAATTCCCGTTGGGGTCACGAAAACTTTCTTAGATTTCGGTAACTTGGCGGCGCGGGGGGACAGTGGGGGGACAGGCGGGGGATCGGCCTCGGTTGTAGCGTCGTCGCTCCTATGTGTCGGGCTCTCGGATTTCTGTCGTGGCACTTCCTCTTTTTCGACCGGCTCCGAGGCGCCGA